GCGATTGTCTAAAAATAACACTAACTAACGGGCCCGTAATAGATATTATTAACGTTCAAACGGATAGTATTGTAAACGGTCAAAATTCCTATTTATTCAATTATTCAGGGAACGATTATAGGATATATTTCGATAACGTTGGTTTAGGGTGGCGAATGGGAATAATGCCGAATTATACTTTGCCGACCAATTGGATTGGAACGCTAGATACCCCGGACCCGTGCCCGGATTCAATCGCCTTGTCGTTAACGTGGTTAAATTTTAGCCCCGTTTCAATTATTACTGAAGCGATAGCGTGTACAACGTGTGGAGTTGAGGACCGTTTTTTACGAGAATATTCAGCAATTTCGTTGCCTACTGATTTTGTCGAACAAGATCGTGGCGCCGACGATTGTTGTTGTGAGTATTTAGTTTTGGGATCGCCGGGCGCGGATACGTGGAAAAACGATAAAACGAGCGCGTGGATTAAGTTAAGCGACCCGACCGATATATTTTCCTTTGCGCTATACAAAAACGGCGTTATAACGTCTTATTTGCCCGTACCGGTTCCTTTTCCTAGTGAGCCTAACGCGTATTATTGTACAATTAGTTGGATTGACGTTTTAAATAGCGATGGAATTGGATGTTATGAATTAAAAATTGATTACGATATTTCAGGCGTTATTGGCTCAGTTAGTTGGGGAAAATATAATTTAAAACCTTATTCAGTTGCCAACGCTTTAGGGACCGCACGGGTTCGCGCCTTATTTAATGGTATTCAGGAAACGGAGGGAATAAATTTTACAAATTCTAACGTGGATTATTCGTTTAGATTTTCGGGTTTTATTGGCAGTCAGCAGCCGAACACCGAAACGGATAATATTATATACGGCAATCGAGAGATGAAGCGCGTAATTCGTGAAAATTTAAACACGTACGAAATAATAACGGATCCTTTAACGGAGTGTTTTATTCGTCCATTAATGACGTTATTTTTACTCAGCGAAAACGAATTATTTATTTCAGATTACAACGTTTTTAATCACAGCTACCGTTATTTGGATTTACCGGTTATTGTAAACGAAAGCCCCGAAATTACCTACTTTGATTTTAGCCGTAAAGCTAGTTTAAAATGCAAAGTGGAAGATAAATTTAAAAACAAACGAACATATTACTAACGATTAAAAAAAAAAGAAAATGATTAAAAGACAAAATTTTACGATCAACAAAGTAGGTAATTATTTTACAATATTAATAGAAAACTACGTTTTCAATCCTGATGACGGCGCCACGATTACGCCCGTTTTAAAATTTGAAGCGCGCGCGGATAATATGTTTGTTAGTTCAATTAATTTTTTAGCCGGCGAAATGGTTATACAGCAGGGTTTTCGATTACAATGCCAATTTCCATTTAGGTCCGTTTTTTTAAACGAATATTTTACTTACGTTGAGGGCGACGAAACGTTAAAGGAAGTAAATTATTTCATGATCGACGGAGTAGAATATACAATGCAAATGGCGTTTAATTACTTTTTAAATTTAAGATAATGAAAGGTATTGAACAATTTGGCGATTTATTGGCAATGGGGATCGGAATGTTTGGAGCGCTTATAAAAGGACTAAAAAACAAGTTAACAGGAACGACCGTTGTTTTAGGCATGTTGATCGCAGGAATTTTAACTTTTTCAGTTACCGGAGTTATTGAATTATTTTATAAGGATTTAAGCCCAAAAATTGTAATTTTAATTTCGTTTTGTGTTGGTTGGATCGCGAACGAAATAACTGAAAAACTAGACTTATTAGTTGGGGACGTTTACGGTATTTTTATCGATTGGCTAAAAAACAAATTTAAAATTAAAAAATAATGAAAAAATTTTTATTTATTGGAATTTTATTCGTATGGAGTTTCAGTTACTCAGCAACGGGCGACACGTTAAGCGTTGATACCTTAAAAAACCACAACGTTACGGTTATTGACGAACATTTAATTATAACGGATAGCGTGTTTATTTCGGTAGTAACTGAAAAAACAAAAGAAATAAAAAAAGATCTTGAAAATAAAGATTATTCAAAAGTGATCGTTTCGGTAATGATCTTATTGTTTGCAATTATAGCAGTTTTAAAACGAAAAAAAAATGGTTAGAAAATACACCGACGCGCAATTACTTAATAAAGTGAAAACGCTAGCAAGTTTTAAAAATTTTCCTGCGGATTATTGGATCCTCGGCGTTCAAAGTTTGGAAGACGTTTTTAATACTTTTGACGATAAATTTTATTTATTCAAAGGGCAGGAATTTATAATGATGAGTACCGGAACGACAAACGCAGGCGTTAACGGACTTTTGAAGTATAATACGTACAATCCAACAGGATACGCAGTAATTAAAACAAACGAATGGTATTACGACGTATGGAAATACGGTTTACACAGGAAAAAAATGCGCGCGTTAAGACAAGCAAAACCGTTTTTAATATCAAGGGACGGAGACAAAGATAAAAAGGTTGAGGAAGGCGTTTCTTTGCCTGTGATGTGCGGAATTAATTTCCATACAAATACGTATGCGTTGAGCGCTCCCGAAATAAAAGAAATAATTGGCGGTTTTAGTTTAGGTTGTCAGGTTTTAAACGACACGGAAAAATATTACAAGTTTATTGATCTATTACAGCCACAAAAAATTGTTACGTATTGTTTAATTAAAGAATTTTAACGTAATTTTACAAAAGTTTCTAGTTTAAAGCCCGCGGTTATTGGTTAACGCGGGTTTTTTTTGTTTAAAATAATGTTTCTTATTTAGAATCAATATAAATTACACTTTTTTTTAGTAGCTGAAACCTAGTAAAATCAAGGGATTTTAAAAAAATATTAAAAAAAGTTTCTTTTTATAGTTGTTATATTAAATTTAATTATTAATTTTACCTCATAACAAAATGAAACAATTAATTTTAACCTTTAAAAACTAGAAATTATGAACATGAGTTATTGCAGATTCCAAAACACTTTACAAGATTTAATCGATTGCGACGATAATTTACCAAACCAAAATTTATCAAACGACGAGGCAAGGGCTTTTGTAGATTTAGTTGAATTATGCAAATCAATTGCGAGTAAATACGAGGAATTTAATTGCGATGAATTAATTGATTTAGCAAAAGAAAATTATTAACCTTTTAAAAATTAACCAATGAAAAAAGAACAAATGATTGAAATTATTTTAACTTACGAACAGGAGTTAAAAGAAAACTACAAAGAAAACAGCGAAGCGTTTGGATTTTCCGACGAGGATACTCAAAGGGCGGTTGTAAAATGGATCGTTATCGAGGAATTATTAACACGTTTAAATTTAGCAAAATGAAAATAGAAAATTTAGAATTTATGGATCCGAATAACCTTTGTTATCACAATATAGAAAACGAGGTTGAATTTTGTTTATTTTTTAATTGGGAATTTAACAGCTATAACGCTAATTTAAACGAGGCAACAATACACGTTACGCCATTCGATTGTGAGCAATGGATTAATGGCGTTAAACACGCTTATTTTCCAAACGCTGAGGAAATGCGCGAAGTTAAAAAAGCAATTGAAAACGTAGTTTTTCAGGATTTACAAAGTTACGGAATCGACGAGTGGCTAGATAGTAGAGATCTAGTTAATTTTAACGAATATTAAAACTAAAAAAATGAAAAAAGAAATTAAGATACAGGAAAACGAATTCACGCCAATACGCCCTAATGTTATGAAGTGCGTTCGTTGGTGGCGCAACCAATCAGTTCACGAAGACAAAGGAGGAAATTTTAATATTGATTTATATTTGGATTATCTGAGCGAACAAAATTTTAACGAAATTAACACCAATACAAAATGAAACGATTTAAAATTACATTTAATTACTTTGAGGGCGGAAAAAAGCGTATAGGAATTCGGATCCTTGAAGCCTACGACCGCGACCACGCAATAATAAAAATGGATTTACACAGACCACTAATTTTAAAAGTTGAAACAATATGAAAAAAGCAAATAATTTTATTTT